CACTACGAAATACATCGGGGCCGCGCGTGGCAGCGGTGGGAGCATCGCCCGCGCCCGGATGCACACTACGAGGAGGCACGATGAAGGTCGGATACTTCGAGGCAGCGCCAGAGCACAAGAGCATGGGACGGCTACTCGCGTTCATCGTCATCGCAGTCGCAATGGCCATCGCGCTCGGTGCGTTCACGGTGCTCGTCATCGCGTTCGCCTCGGGCGATACTGATATCGTCGGCTCGCTGGTCGGGCTGATCACCGCATCGTTCGGTGTCGCATCGGTTGGCGAGATCATGAAAAACTGGGCCAAGAGAATCGAGGCCCGAGGAGGGAAAGATGTCTCCGAAAGTTAAGAAATGGTTGAACCGTGGCGGGCTGATCGCCATGATCGTCGGCGTCGTTGCGATCACCGTCGGCGGCGGCGACACGAGCGCCGCGCTGGAAACGGCGGGCGAGGCGGCGGCGATCGCCGGAACCGTTGCGATTCTCGTGCGCGAGCTGTTCAACTGATGGACTGGCTGCGCAAGGTATGGTCGTGGCTGCGATGGGTACTCCTCGCGGCTGCGGCTTTTCTACTTTGGCGGCTGCTTCGTGTTCGCCTCTCGCATCTACTGCCGTGGGTCGAACGACCGATCCGGTGGGCGCGGATACCCGGCAACGACTCGCACGTCGTTGTCGAGAATCCTGACACCGGGCAGCACGAAACAGTCGAGCTACCGGCTGGCGTCAAATCGAAAGACGTTGCCTCGGTAGGCATCTCGAAAGCGAATGGAACCTATGAAGTCGAACCGCTACACGATCCTCGCGATCGTCGCTCTATGCTTCGCCGCGCCGAGTAGCGCATACGAACCGCTGTCCGACGAAGAGGCGCGCGAATACGTGCGACGCTTCCCGGAGGCTGCGGCCGAAGACGTCCAGCGGCTCGACGCGATCGAAAACGCAGAGCCGACAGTCGACGTTCCGAGCTTCGATGTCGTGGTCACAGACTCACAGGTCATCATCCGGCCGAGATCGCCGCTCACGGTCGAAGCGGCCTCGGTCGGGTGGTCTATCACCCTACCTGAGCAACGAGCGCCATACGAGCCCGTCACACGACGCTGGTGGCCCGTTGTCGTCGCATCTGGCACAGTCGGCGCACTCCTCGGTGCGCTCGCTGTGAGCCTATTTCAGTGACGCTCCGCATTCGGTACAGACGTCTTGTTGTCGATCCTCGATCATCAATCCGCACGTCTGACACTCTCGCATAAACCCATCACAAGACATTGCCTCTGGATGAACAAGCCTATGGCCCGGATATAGAAGCCGCTCTTCAGCATCGATGCCAAGGCGTACAGAACCGAGCACCATTTGGCGCAACGAGTCGCCGAGTTCCATGATCTCATCAATCGTCCATTGCCCCTGAAGCCGAAGTTCGGTGCGATATTTTCTCCGCAATCGATTCTTCAGTTCTTCGAAGCGCTCCGATAGCGTAATGCTGGGAAACGATCCGAGATGAGAATTGCAACTGTGACAACACGGTACTTTCACGCATTCGAATGACATCTCCGACGTGAGTAGCGACGCAATGACGTCGAGCGGGGGCTGGTGGTCGATCGTGCCCGCTGGTTGGCCGCAGTAGAAACACCGAAACCGGTCTCGAAGAAATGCCAGGGGCAGTTCCGCGTAGAGTTTGCCATAAAGTGATCGGTTCATATTTCGCACCTTGCGCGGGTCGAACATCTTGTATCCCTCCGAGGGGACAGTTTACTATGGGAAAACGGTTATATCCACCGTCTCGCGGGGCTGTGGGCAAAATAGGAGATATCCGAGATGGCAATTCCAACAGGACACACGGTCGTTTCTATCGTCGTTCCGATCGAAACGCGAAACAGGCTCCACGAAATCGCTGCGAAGCGCGGTACTTCGGTCACGCGCATGCTCGCCGCATGGCTCGCTTCCGGCATTGATGCACCGCTTGAACGCGTGGCGAAACGGCAGTCCGTGCGCCGCTACAAGGACGAGCTGATGGTTTCCCTCCCCCGCGACTGGCAGCGCCGCGCCGGGATCGCCGCAGGCGACCGCGTGACACTCGGCTACTCCGACGACGCGCTCATCATTCGCGCCGGATAGCAAACCTACCGCCAGCGCAGCCGAAACCTACCGTTTTCGCCCCGAAACCTACCTCCGAAACTTTCTTCACTTTTTTATAGAAAACTATAGACACGCGTGTATATCTGTGGTACTATCAGAACCATAGACAAAGGGCATGGATAGGACGAGGACGGCGGGAGCCGGGGAGTCCGAAGCCACCCCGACCGGGGTAACCCGGAAGCCGACCGAAAACACCCCGCCTCCACGCGGCGGTCGGCGGGTAACGCTAAGAGGGTGAAACACATGGGGGTGAATATGACACAGGCAATCGAACAGATACCGAGGCAGCGCCAGACGGCGCAGGTCGCGCAGTCGCTTCGCGCGGCGCTGGATAACATCGGTCCGACGCGAACCGAGCAGGAAGTCGATCGGCTGATCGACGAACTCGAAGAGGCCGAGCTGATCGCGCGGCTCGCGCGGTCGGCGGCATGGAGGGCATAGCGATGAAGCGAAAGGTACAGATCGAGCACGAAGGGGCGCTGCTGATCTTCACGATCAACGACCCGATGGACGGCGGCGAGTGGGAGGAGAAGGAGCTTGAGATTCAGGGCGACGCGCTCCCGGTACTCTCCGCGTTCTGCACTCGCGAGCCGGGACACAAGGAGTACGACGCGATCATGGATCGCGTCGGACAGGAGGTGCTAAGGCAGCGACGACACGGGGAATGACATAGGAAGGCCCCCGCGAACGGGGGCCGGGAAAGATGAGGCACCGAGACTACATCGGCGCTCGGCCAAAGGATACGCCGAGCGCCGGACAATCGCAAGGAGCGAAGATCATGAGAGGCAATTTCGAAACGATGGAAGGATTCGTCGAAGAGGTGCATCGCATCGAGGCGGCGAAAGCCGACTACGTGATCAGCACCCGGCACATGGAGTACAAGGACGACGGGTCAATCTGGGCGGCGATCGCAGACTATCAGCGTCACTACGAACCGACCGATCACGCGCAGCGGCAGATCGCGTCTCGCCTCGGTATTCCGGCGAAGTTCTGGAATCGGCTCGACGAGTACGACGGACTCAAGCCAACGGTCGTCAACGAGATGTGGCACCAGCGACCCGAGCAGAGATTCGTCCGCACGCTCAACGACGACACAATCCGCGCGTATCTCTCCGACCGCTACCGGCCGATCGACAACATGCTCGTACTCGACGCGGTACTGCCGACGATGATGGAGCACAACGATCTACAGGTCGTCAGCCGCGCGATGGGCGAACAGCGGATGTATCTGCAGGTCGTCTTTCCGAGGCTTCAAGCCGAGGTCGCTCCCGGCGACGTCGTACAGGCTGGCGTTACGATCACGAACAGCGAGGTCGGGTCGGGAGCGGTCGACATCGCATCGACCATCTGGCGGCTCGTTTGTCGCAACGGCATGGTCGGCGAGAGCTACCTGCGCAAAAACCACGTCGGATCACGCATCGACCTGAACGCCGACGAGAGCTACGACATCTATGGCGACGATACGATTCGCGCCGAGATCGAGAGCTTGCGCCTGCGGCTCCGCGACGTGTTCGCAGCCAGCATGAAGCAATCGGCATTCGAGCATCGCGTCGCAGCGCTTCGCGAGGCTCGCGAGGATCGCGTCGAGGACGTCATCGAAACGGCCAAGAACGTGACCAAGCACTACGGGCTGCCGGAAGATTCGGTCAGCGCGATCGCGGGCAACGTGATCGAGGAGCGCAATCCGAACCGCTACGGCTTCGCAAACGCGCTGACGTGGTACGCGCAGAGTCTCGACAACATGGATCGGCAGCACGACCTCGAACGACAGGGATCGGCGCTTATTACGATGAGCCATTCAGCGTGGAAGGGGCTGGCCGCGTAAGCGGCCTCCCCGGCAACGGAGGGAACATGGCAGAAGAGAAGAACGTCACCGAACAGCAGACAGAGGAAACAGCGGTCGCGGCGCGGGAGGATACCGCGCCCGCCGAACCGATCGCGGACCATTCGCCGGAGGCGCTGCTTGCTGCCGCGATCGAACGGCAGCTACCAGTCGAGTCGATCGAACGACTCCTCGCGATGCGTCGCGAGTTGAAGGCCGAGTGGGCGCGCGAGCGGTACTTTGAATCACTCGCTGCGTTTCAGCGCGAGTGCCCGGAGATCGAGAAGACGACGGCGGTTCCGAACAAGGACGGAACGCCGCGCTACTACTACGCAAAGCTCGGCGACATCGTACAGCAGGTGAAAGACATACTCGCCGAGCACGGATTCAGCTACACCGTTCATCCGACCGACGAATCGGTCGAGGGATGGGTTACCGCGAAGGTCGTCGCGCACCACCGAGACGGCCACGACGAAGAGTCGAGCATGTCGGTCCCAATCGACCCGGAAGCCTATATGAACGCTCCGCAGAAGGTCGCCGCCGCACGAACGTTTGCTACACGCTACGCCTTTCTCGGCGTCCTTGGCATCGTAGCGGTCGACGAGGACGACGACGCTCAGAGCATCGACGCTGAGACGGCGATCGAATACTCGGACCAGATCAAGCGCCTTCGCGGATGTTCGTCACTCGATGAACTGCGGGCGACCGGCAAGCAACTGCACGATCGTTTCAAAGGCGAGGGCGACGAGCGCGGCGTCAAGACGGTGCTGGCGGAGTACCTTCGACTGAAGGCTCAGATGGAAGGGGGCTCGCGTGGGTAAAGTGATCGACGTGGTGCAAGGCACTGATGAATGGAAACGCGCACGGGCGGGGCTGGTAACAGCCTCGCGCGTTGCCGACGTTCTCGCGAAGACCAAAAGCGGCCCAGCCGCGAGCCGCAAGAACTACGCGGCCGAAATCATCGTCGAGCGTCTGACCGGCACGCCGCAGGAGCGCGGATTCGTAAGCGCCGAAATGCGTTGGGGTACCGAACACGAACCGGACGCGCGCAGCATGTACGAATGGGAGCGCGACGTATCGGTCGAGCAGGTCGGCTTCGTCATTCACGACGAACTCGAATACTGCGGAGCGAGCCCGGACGGTCTGGTCGGTATGACTGGCGCGGTCGAGATCAAGTGTCCGAATACGGCGCAGCACATCGCGCTGCTCGAAGGCGGGAAGATCGACAGCCGGTACATCGCTCAGATGCAATGGACGATGTTCGTCACCGGACGACAGTGGTGCGACTACGTGAGCTACGACCCGCGAATCGAACTGCCAGAACTCACGCTTTACGTCCAGCGCGTGAAGCGCGACGAGAAGTGGATTGAAGAGGCGGTCGCAGAGGTCGTGAAGTTCGAGGCCGAGGTACGTACTCGGGTCGAACGGCTGCGGGCAATCGCCGAGGAGGCGCGCGTAGCATGACGACCTACGAGAAGACGGTCGCGATCATTCGCGATCAGATCGAGAAGCATCGAACCGAATCCGCCGAGCAGATCGCTCGGCGGTGTCTCGAAGCGATGCGCCACAAGCGGATCGTACCGCACACGATGCGAGCGAGCGAGCAGATGTTCAAGCGGTTCCACGCGCACACGAAGCACCTCGGAGACATGACCGGGCGGGGCTACAGCTACTACTACAATCTCGCGGTGAACCACGCGATGAAGATGGGCGAGTGGCCGCACAAGATCATCCCGCGCCGGGTGAAACTCGATACCGGCGATCTTGTCGACGTCGATATTCCGGTGCCGGAGAGCACCACGAAGGCGACGAACGGTCAATTGCTGTGCGCCTATCAGGTGATCGAAGAGGAAGCCAAGCGCGAGGGAATCACGTTACCGGAGGATTGAGATGGCGTTGGATTTGTTTCAGATAGAAAAGGCGATCAAGGATCACATGGACGAGCAACCGTACTCGGCGAAATGCGAGGAGTGCGGGCGCGAACTGGACGTTACGGCAACGGTCGACGGCGAACTGGACTTGCGGCTTGTCGTGCCAGTTTGCGAATGCCAGCGGGACGATGAATGAGTGCAAAGGAACGCAGAGACACTGAGATATGGGAAACGCGGATGGCTGTGTTCGCACGAGAGAATTGGCAGTGTTGCTACGTCGACGAGAACGGCGGGCGCTGTCCGAAGCAAGCCACGCAAGCGGCTCACATTCTGCCGCAAGACGTGGTTCACCTTGCGCGCTACGGTCCGCAGGTGATCCATTCGATTCACAATCTGCGCGGTACATGCCCGAAGCACAACGCGAGCGTGCAGATCAACTACCGCTCGCGCCCGCGCGAAGCGGACGAGCACGCGGAGAAGGTTCGCGCGCTCATCGAGGAGGAAACAGATGCAGAATGAACGAGTAGAGTACGGGACGGTGCGCACAATGAAGCTCGGCCCCGGAACGGTCGGGATTCGGATACCCGCCGAGTGGTGCGCCCATCATAAGCTCGCCGAGGGCGACACGATCTACTGTACCGGGCACCTTTCCGGGCCGATCGAGTATCACACCGACGACCGACCGTGGGCGCAGACCGTTACGCTACAGGTGCGTCGAAGCTCGTCGCCGATCGTTGCTATCCCGGCCGCGCTTGCACGGCCGCGTGGAATCGGGGCGGCCGCGAACGTTACGATCAGCGTAGCGTCGAACGGTGGGCTATTCATAGAGCAGGAGGACGCATGAACCGTTACTACGCTCTAACGCTGAAAACGTTAGATATGGGGTACATGCCAGGAAACAGCCACGAACCATACGGGCGCTACGAGGTGGTCATGGCCGACGAGGCCGAGGCTGCGATCCGCGAGCTGGTAGACGCCGGACGTCGTGCACTCAATGCGGTCGGCTACGAGGGGCAGCTCCACGAGCACGACGCGCTGCACGAACTCGACGCCCTCATCGCCAAGTACAAGGAGGACGCATGACACTCGACGAACGCCTGAGTGAGATAGAGCATCGACCGACTACATGGACTATAGATGACTGCGAAGACGTCCTCGCCCTCGCCCGCGAGTACCGCGACGAGCTGGCCGAGGCGGTGCGGTTGCTCAAATACGCGAAGCGGGTTCGCGAGGCAGAGAGGTGGAGTGAGGTTGAACCAGAGTGGGATGCAATGGTTGAGGCGCAAGACGCATTCATCGCCCGCCACGAAGGAGAGAAGCATGAGTGACCCGAAGCGACCGGTAGCGAGAGAATGCCTATCACCGGGGCACTACGCCGAAAAACTGGAGAAGTACGCCGAACACCTCGAAGCCCGCATCGCAGAGCTGGAGGGAGAGAACCGCCGCCTACATGACAGCATTGAGATGCTTGAAACGATACCCGGCAATGAGTGGAAGCGCCGAGCCGAGGCGGCTGAGGCAGAGCTAATCAACGAGCGAGAGGAACGGATCGCGGCGAAGGATTGGCTTGGCATCTACCGCGCCAAGCTGGCCCGAGCGGTGGAGCTTCTGAAGCGTCGATCTGCTCCGCATATTCCAGTTGAAGACGGGTGTACGTGCTGGGAGTGTGAGACGAACCGATTCCTCGCCGCCCTGCAAGACGCACCACGGGTTGCGGGTGAGGCCGATCCTATCACGGACTGTGACAAGCTCCGCGAGGAGCGGGATCGACTACGGGAGGCGTTGGTCAAGCTATCCACCCACCCAATACACGGATGGCTCTCAGCGTCGCTACAGGACAGCTATACATGCACAGCCATGCATCGAGACGTTGAGGACTACTTCGCTGTCATGGAGGACGCGCTTGCCGACACCCCGGAGCAAAGCGGGACGTGCCGTTGGATCTACAGCGGTGCCGCCGATCAGGTGTACCTGACATCTTGCGGAGAGCGCCACGCGCACCGATATCCATACTGCCCCTACTGCGGCACGCCCATCGAGATCACAGGAGGAGAGGATGAGTGACGGGGGACCAGCGTTTCCGAGTGTCGGAGAAGGGTTCGGCAACCCGATGTACAGTACGCCGGGCATGACCCTGCGCGACTACTTCGCGGCGGCTGCACTGGCTGTGAGCGTGTCCAATATGTGGGAAAGCCATAAGATGGAGCACGTGGCGCGGCGTTGCTACGAGTACGCCGACGCCATGCTCTCCGCCCGCCAGAGTGAGGAGGATAGATGAAACGGGACACACCGCTGCTGATCGCCGTCGCCTTACTTGCGGCGGTGGTCCTACTGATCGCTATGATCTTGTGGAACCGCAACGTCGAGCAGCGCGGTAGGATTGGAGCACTCGAAGCCCAGATCGCAGAGCACGAGCAGTCGCGCGAAGGTGGCGCAGAGACGGACCTGCCTCCCGTGCGTGAGTCCAGCGCAGAGTATCGATTTCCGATCGCGGCGAGCGACTACGTGCGGCTGACGTCGCCGTTCGGCTATCGGCTATCGCCGGTTTTCGGTGTCGAGCGGCATCATACCGGCGTCGATGTTTCGGCAGTCTGGCGAGCGCAGGTCGTCGCGGTCGCCGACGGGGTGGTGATCGAACATTGGCCGCCGCCCGATGACTACTACCGAGGGCACGACGTTTTCGGCGGGCTGCTGGTCATCGAACACGCGAACGGATGGCGCTCGCTCTACGGGCACCTATCAGATACGAGAGTCCATACCGGCTGGACCGTAGAAGCCGGACAGATCATTGGGCGCGTCGGCAATACCGGACGATCGGACGGCGCGCACCTTCACTTCGAACTACACGACGCGAGCGGACAGCGATTGAATCCGCTCGTGTATCTCGAACAGCCAGAGGAGGCTACGGATGCAGATTGACTACACTGGACTCCCGAAGCACATGCGAGACGGGGCGCACCTCTACATCGAACACGGGGTGGAACCCGGCGGCTTTCTCCGGGCGGTACTGAGCAATCAGTTGGTCGAGGCGTTTGGCCGTGCCGATGAGACGAACCGCGTAGCGATGTTCGGATGGGCGATGTGGCTTTATAACGAATGTCCGCGCG